TTACTAAGCTTTCTATTCTACCTTTATACATTCTAGGAGCACATATACTGTAATTCATTTTAACTCTAGTTGTATCTGCAAAAGGTCTTGTCATGTTTTTAGATAATTCCCAGTTCAACATCATAGGATGTCCTAGTATTTTAGCACCGCTATAAAGCGTTTCTATAGTTCTAGAAACTCTTTCAAAGTTGTCGTTTTCTGGTGGATTAAATGTATCAGGCTTTTCTAAAGCTTTTTCTAAACCTGTTGGTGTTTCTTTTATTTTAAAAACTTGATCGCTATAAGTCTTGTATTCAAAGTAAAGTACTTGAACAGTTAAGTTATCATTTTTACCATTAAAACCTCTTAAGTATTCAGAGTTTCCATCATACTTCTGTATTGTTTCTAATTCTGAATCTGTTAAGTAAGGAAATTGCATTTTTAAATCAGCCAAAGATATTGACTTAACCTCACCTACGTAGTATAAATCTTCAAAGTTTGGATCTTCTGTATATGAGTAAACCAAAGTTGAAGGATCTACATAGTCTACAGTAATTCCTTCTGCTTGATTCCAGTTTGTTTTAGTACATGCAATACCTAAAATTGTTAAATCTTCAGCTATTCTTCTTCTAGTTAAATCGTATTTGTTTCTTTGTAAAACATCATTTATAACTTCTTCTTCTGCTATTTCTACAGACTGTTTATAATCTAATTGTAAATGCAGTTTAATTTCTTCTTCTGTTTCTAATCCTAATTCTTTATATTGTGGTGATTGAACTTTTTGACCAGTTACTTGTTCTATTTTCTGTGCTAACTCTCTTTCTCTAACGTCTCTCATTAATTCTTTAGCGTAGTCAGTTCTTTTTTTAGTAGAGAAAGGATCAACAGCAAATGCTTTTATTTCATAATTTCTTTGAGACATTCCATTAACAACAATATCTACAAACTTAGGTATTACAGGTACAGGCTTCCAATCAAGGTTTAAATAACTTAAATCTCCATTTATAGCAAGTTCATCTTTGTATTTCTTTGTTGGTTGCTCTGCTCTTGCGTATAATCTTAAACTGTGATAGTTATTGTAGTTTACTGCGTAACCAGGATTATTAGTACCATATCTATAGTTTTTAAACCATTCTCCCTCAATAGCTCTAGCAACAGCAAGCCCATATTCTAAAGTAGCTTTCTCTGCATCAGGTACTACCTGATCTGGAAAAGAACTATTATTAGTTGTGTAAATCATATATTATTGTATTAATTTAGAAATTGCTCCTTCGTTATTATATCTTTTAATTCCTAGGTTTATTTTTTTAGAAACCTTATCTTGAACAGGTCTATACTTATTTTTATTACAAGCCATTATAGCTAGTCCAGAACTTATAGTAGCATCGAACTTTGTTCTATTGTTTATGTTAAACCTAGACCAATCTATTAATGTTTTTTGAAAATACATATTACCCATTGAGTTTTGTAATTGACCAACATTGTCATTTATGTAAGACTCTATAGCCGCAGCATGAGCTTGTTTAATATCTTCACTTGAATTAGGTATTCCACCTATCTCTCTTTCTGTAGTAGACAACTTGTTCCATATTTTATCAGGTCTATTCATGCTAAAACCTCTATAACCTCTTCTTTTAAAATAATAAAGTAATCTTGGTTTATTATTTTCTACTAGAATTGGCATGCCGTAAAATATACAAGCCATTAAAACATCTTCAAAAAATATTTCAGCTGTTTGTGGCCTTGATATGTATTCTAAAAAGAAATGATTAGGTGGTGCGTCTTCCATGCTAAACTTTGTTAATCCATGAAGTGCTCCTTTAGAGCCGCGACCGTCAACAGTACCAGAAATATCATAACTATCACATCCGAAAGCTCCCATATGCTCATTACCTGGGTATTTAATTCCATTTTTTATTATTACATTGTTTTGTATAGAAACTTCAGGAACCCAACTAACTCTAAATCTACCATTAGAATTAGGCATAAAACTCACGCTAGTATCTTTAATCCCATTTTTCCATTGAAAATTACCTAAAGATATAGTAGCATTATTATTAGCTTCTTCATTAAAATCTATTTGTTCATATATTTTAACTAAATTAAACAAGCTATCTTTTGTTTCATCTCTAAAAGCATGCTGCTCTGTTCTTGGAAATTGTCTGTAATATTCGTTTAAACTATCTTGATCTGATTTTAGTCCTTCAACTTCGTTTTCCCAGTGTTCAATAACTCCTGTTGTAATTTCAAAACCATCAACTCCTTTGACTGTATTTTCACCTCTAACGAAGACAGGTAGTCCATAAATATCGATGAATCCTTCGTAGTTCCACTCCATAGGAATGAACAAGCTATAGAGCCCAGAAGATGTTTGTCCGTTTTTATTTCTTTTTGTAACGCTTGAACTTTCGTATAATTTTTTAAAATTGTCTCCACCTTTATCTAAAGCATTTGAAGTTGAGCCCATCATGCACTTACCTACGATTCTTGATCCTAGTCTTAATGTGGTTTTTGTAACTCTCCAGTTATTTAATATGTTATCAGGCCTTTCCCATTTACCACTTTCATCATGAGCTAATAATTTTAATTTTTCACCATCATAAGAGTTATCACCTGTATTTTTCCAATCAATAGTTGTGTCAAGTCCGTCTAATTCCCTAAGTTGTTCATTCGACTCAAGCTTTCTTCTAGTAAGCTTTGATGCCGGAACACGATATGCCAGCTCAGTCTTTGGCCTGTCCATACCATCTTGAATGGGTTTAAAAAAGAACGGGTAGTTGACTGATATGGGTACAACTTTATCTGTAAACATTTTTTTGGCATCTGAACCAGACTTGGAAAGTATACCGAATCTAGCATCGGAAGATATTGTAGCTTGGTTAACAAGTTCCGCGCTTGACATAAAAGAGAATCCAGATCGTCTGTTTTTGAGGTAGCACATTCCATAACACCTTGTATCTGCTCTACATGCTTCCCAAAATATAAAGAAGAGTCTATTTGATTCCCTGTAATCCGGTGCTCCAACGTCGATTTTTGACCATTGCAAATACATGTAATGTGTGCCAGTAATATAAGTAGGAACATTGTTATTATAAAACCAGTAACCCTGTTCTCTTCTTTCGAACTCTTTGTCGATATAATCATACCATTTTTCTTTAAATTCAGCTGAGTACTCGTCCCAGTCAAACCTACTTTTAATTTTTTTTAATTCTTTCGGGTATTCTTGTTTTTCCCAGTATTGCTCCGCTTTTTTTTCACTTCGTTTAAACGGTTCACTTGCTGCTGGTAAAGCAATCCTGAGATCTTGTATTTCAATGATTTGTCCAATTTTTCCAGTTTTACTTATTACTATAAAATCATAATCAGAATTATAACCATAATCCCATTTTTTAAATCTATTGTTTTTAGCTAATATCTTAGGGTTTACAACATCTTTAATTTCTTTCCAAAGTGTTTGTTCGTAAATCACTTGCTTCTCCCTTCTGCAAAGCCTTTAAAAGTTTTTTCTATTTTAACTTCTTTAGGCTTTTCATTTAACATATCTTCCTCTTGTTGAATACGATTAAGTATTTCAAAAGCGTCAAATATAGCTAGCTTTTTAGTAGCGGCAGCATTTTTTAATCTGTCAGCGCTTACATCATCGTCTGAGTCAACAATCTTTTCTTTTGCTACCTTAATAAGTTCCTCAACTGCTTTTTGCCCAGCTTGGATTATTTTCTTCTTCGTTTCCTTGGTATTCATGAGTTAAAGCTATATCATTAGATTTCATACAATAAAGTCGTTCACCTTCTATAATAAACTCAAATTCAGAGTTAGGCGTGAACGTAATAAGTGTTCCAGGATTTATTCCTAGAGCTTCTAAGGACTTATTAGAATATTTAACTATTCCAATATTAGGTTGTTCTTTTCTGTTCTCTAAGAAGCTTTGGTTTTTTAATGGTTTTACAAAGCAGTATTCTAAATGAGCTTTTAGATTATACATGTATATTTGTTCAGGTGAAACAAAATAAAGATCATTTTTGAAATGAGTTGAGCTATTTCGTTCTCTACCTTTTTGATCATACCATCTTCTAAATATATTATGATGAACATATAATTCATCTCCTATGTTTATTTTAGTATTATAAGCTATAGGAGTAGAAACTACTAAAGCTTTTTTACTAACAAAAGAATGATCTTCAATAC